TTCTGCCAATACCAACCACCGAAGCCATCGGCACGGAAGACGAACAAGTAATGCCAGTAAACCCCTCACCGATTGGACCTTGCGGTCCTTGTGCGCCTGTGGCTCCCTGCGATCCAACTGCACCTTGCGGTCCAGCAACGCCCTGAGAACCCTGAGGACCTTGAGGACCTTGTGATCCTTGAGCCCCAATTTCACCACTTATTGATATCATCCAATAAGAATAAGTACCACTTCCAACAGTTCTATCAACATTGACATCAATAGATGTGCCAGCGTTAGCGGTGATTTGACCTTCCATATAATCTGAAGGATTGTTAGTGAGTCTTACGCGTTGGCCAATTTCATATGCCGATGTTGCAGGAGTAAGTAGAGAAAACGTTTTTGTTCCAGTTCCAATTGCAACTGAAGAGGTTGATATTTGAAGATAGCCTTTACCCTGAGGACCCTGTGAACCCTGAGGACCAGTCGAACCTTGCGAACCCGTAGTCCCCTGTGGACCAACGGGACCTTGCGCCCCCGTACTCCCCTGTGCGCCAGTAGCACCCGTCGCTCCCTGTGGACCAGTCGGTCCTTGTGCGCCCGTAGCCCCTGTAGCCCCCTGAGAGCCCGTAGAACCCTGAGGACCCTGTGACCCCTGCGGACCCTGGGTTCCAGTCGCTCCTACGGCCCCCTGAGGGCCTGTAGGACCCTGTGCCCCCTGCGGACCAACCGCGCCTTGAGAACCCGTTGCTCCTTGAGCCCCTACCGCCCCTTGAGGACCAGTAGCACCTTGAGTTCCTGTAGCACCTTGAGGACCTGTAGCACCTTGGGTTCCAGTAGCCCCCTGAGCCCCCGTCGCACCCTGAGAACCAACAGCACCCTGAGGGCCTTGTGACCCAGTTGCACCTTGAGAACCCGTCGCCCCTTGGGCTCCTTGAGTTCCTTGCGGTCCAGACGAATACGCCAATGCCGTCCACGTAGACGTGCCGTTACCAACCTTGAACTTGCCCGTGTCGGTTTCCAAACCCATTTCGCCCACAGCAAGAATTGGGTTGACGCTTGTCCAGTTAGAAGCAGTACCACGTCGAAGTTGAATCTGAGTTGCCATTACACTCCACCAGCATCCAAAGGAAGAATCCCACCATAAACAGAACTAGGGTCGCCACCATCAATATTATAGGTTCCACCCATTGGGCCTTGAGGTCCATTGGCCCCAGCAGGGCCTTGAGGACCCGACAACCCAATAGGACCTTGAGGACCAGCCATAGTGGACATAACCTGCGTTACAGAAACGACAACGGACGGGGCAGCAGGATGCGTCGGGGACACACCCGTGGTCTGGGAATCCAACGACAAGGACGTGGAAGAACCATGCCAATAAATCTCAACGTAATCCCCATCGTTCACAGCCTCGCCCGTGAACGTGATGGAAACAGGTTTCCATGAAGGTTCAGTCGCACTTTTTCGTGCAGGAACAGAAGAAAAAACAGCCGAATTAGCGTAATCAGTTCCGTTTAAACGCAACCAAAACGAACAATCATGTTGAGCATTATCAGTATTCTTCACCTGAAACAACGCTGTCATCGTATAGACACCAGCATGATCCAGAACAACACGATTCCCAGAAACAAGAGAAACACCGTTGTAACCGTAAGAAGAACCAATTGAAACAATCTGCGAAGCAGTAGCAGAAACTAGGGCTTGATCGGTTGAATCATAAAATGATCCATAATATCCTGGTTCTCCAACACCTGAGGCTGACCAATCATGTAGCGACGCAAAAATGACTCTCAGAGTATTTGAGTTGAACGGTTCAACCCCTGGTACGGGGTTCTGCCAATCCATGTTTACCAGCCAATCGCAACGTAACTTACACGAACGCCTTGGTTGTTAGCGCGCTGCACGTCGTAGCCACCAAACCCATTTGCAGCAACAGACGAAGTAAATGCACGAATGGTGAATCCGCTAGTTGACTTAGAAACAATGCTGATGAATTGAGTTGGCACACCAGCATCACCGCTGCAAGCAACCACAGTACCTACCGTGCTGGGAAACGCTGAAGTAAACAGCACCGTTGCCTGACCAAACGCATCCGTAGTGACAACAGCATCGGCAGCCTTAACAATTGGATTGGTGGGGATGTCGCTGACGGTCGGGCGTGCCGCAAGACCGTTATCTTGAGCCGTCTTATTATTTGTAACTGTAGTCGTCAGGTTCGTAACCGAAGTGGTGATAACAGTATCCTTGTCATCCACATACTTCTTACGAGCAAACTGATTATCGCTAGTGGGATCAGTAGCAGGCCCAGACGGAATAGCCGTAAACGCCTTAGAAGCGTCACGAACAATCACCTCAGAGTTCGTGTAATTTACCAGATCATCAAAGTTTTGGTTAGCCTGATCGGACTCAATGGGAGTCCCAGGAACAAACGTGTAAGTCTTAGAAACAGCAGTCATCGAACCCTCCTGGGAACAAACTTAAAGATCAAACCATCAACACCCCAGAACACGGGGGCTTGGGGAACATCAGGATCAGCAACTGATAGAACTTGTCCACCAACCTTGAGAGCAACGGCACGCGCAACCCCTAGATTGCTGCCACGATCCACATAACCGTAATTGCCAGTTCTGGCCCAAAGGGATTCATCCCATTCCGATGCAGGGTCATCCCAAATGTCTTGACCAGCGGAACTTGAACTTGCTTCTGGAGTGAAAAGAAAGTTCTTAACCGTTATTGACGGATCATAATTAGCGTAAGAAGCAACAGGAAGATTGTAAGCCTGATCGACCTGCAAGATTGCTTCAGTACGTCGCCAACGCTTTTTAACCGCTGGTTCTCCAAGATCAATCCAACGAGTCCTATAGTACGCATTGATTGGAGTTGCTTCCCCATCAATTAAATCGTAATACAAATCATGGTTATCTAACGAAAAGACAGTATTTGTGCTATGAATATAAGCAAGATATTCTTCCCTGCGATGACCCCTAGCGTATGGCCCCGCTTGAAGCGAATACTTTGTCCAAGAACCACCCTGCTTTAAACGAGGATCAAGAACAAACGTCACACCCCTAGGGACCTCAGGAAAAGTATCCCACGGAACACTCAACCACAAACGGTTCTCAACCCAACCAACCTCAACGTCATCCATAAACGCAGAAGGAATAGAACCATCCCGCATGGCAGGCCAAATTTGTTCAAACACCCAAGAAACACTTGAACCGTTATAAACATTCAACCCAGTTTGATGATCGAAGAAAAACAAGCCAGCAGGAGTGGCAATAGCAGCCTGATGCGACACCGCACCAACCGTATTGGAAATGTTTACAACGCTGAATGATTCAGCAGAATACCCATAAACAGCGTAAACAGAATCGCGTTTGAAAACAATTAGTTGATCGCCAAACGGAACAATTGCCGTAATAGTGTCAGCATCCTTGCCATCATCAATATCGATGTAATCGTCAGAACGCCAATTCTCACCCGAATTATCAAACGTATTAGCCCACGACCACCTAATACGATTCGGATAATGAGTCCCAGACTCCCAAGTGCCAGCAACCCACAAATAACCGCTATGAACAGCCATATGGTCGGCTCGCGGAACATTTCCAGAAGTCGGTGTGGTCGTGTCATTGAAACTAGTGGTCAAAGTAGAAGACGTTGAACCATCCCACTTAGCAACATTAGCGTTGCCCCTAACCCAATAACTAACATTATTAAATGTAACCGCACAAACATCTTGTGTTGCAGAACCAAGACTGGAGCCAATCGCGGTCCAAGAACTACCCGTACTGTAATAAATTCCAGTACCAACCTGAGCCAACGTGAACATTGTTCCGTAAGCGTCATAGGACCAGATAGCGTCTGGCGCACCAGACAATTCATCAGTAAAAGGTGCGATTCCACGACGAACCTGAAAACCACCCCTGCGATCCATGTCCACATTCAACAGATCAGGGGATTCGTTTTCAGCAAGTCTGAAAGTATCTGAAACAAGATTCAGACCGCCCGTGAAATCACGCAAAGTATAAAGTTGAGTTCGCTTCGGGCTAGTACGCATCAATCAAACGGATAGTTCAAACGGTTGAACTGACGAACCCGAGGGCCACCGCCAAGAACAACAGGATACGGACCAGGCATATCGCCATACTGCTTCTTCAACAAATCCATTTCGCCATTAAAAGCATTGATGAACTGTCCAGCCATCTCAGGATCTTCCTGCTGCATATAAGCCATAGCAAGCAGATACAACCGAATAGCATCATGGAAATCATCTGGGAAATCAGGTGTAGCACCAGCACCACCAGCGACCCAATCCTCAATCTTTCGGTAACCACGAAGATACAAAGTTGTGGTCGAATCCGCAGGAGTGGGGTATAACCTAAGGTTTGAACCCCAAACATTAAAGAACTGAATCAAACCACCATAGGTTTGATATGGAAGATACGCTGCCTCAGCCTCATCACGACCCAAATACTGAAGACGAGCGTTATTGCGAACAATACTAGTGATCTCGTCAACATCAGGAGACAAAGCCGACAGCGGGTAATCTGCCTGACCAGAAACAGTCGTGATCGTCCAAGACTCCTCAAAGAACGGCCAACGTTTACGAGTCCTAGCGATCTTAATGGAAGCATCCCTAGCCCAAACATCAAGCAAATCATCAGGAAGTTCAGATTCATCCAAATCCAAATGCTGACGCACATAGCGTCGCAATTGATCCAAAGTGTATGCCATTACAGTTCACCCCGAGAACGCAAATGACCTGCACACCAACTAGTCCCATTAGCGGGACGAGCCCGACAGGGTTCACCCAACTTTGTCATACCAGAACAACCAGTATGTTCATCCACAATCGTCTTTGTGGGCAAAGAAGCACCAGAACCAGGAGAAGGAACCGCAACATTCTGATGACGAACACGAGTAGAACTAGTGTCTCCGCCCATCACAGGAACTGCATTAGATCCATAACTGATTGCAACTTGTCTCAAAAATGCTCCTTAGAAACGAAATGGGGCGGGGGCATAGACCCCCGCCCCATTTCACCAATGCGTACTACTAATCAAGCAGTACGGTCGGTCAGCACGCCCTGACGGGAACGGTTGCTGACCGTGAGTTCGCCGTAGCACAGGATCTGGGCGTAACGCGCATCCTGGTTGGTCGGGCGAACGAACGGAGTCGGCTTAAACCAGTTCTCCGAATGGCCGACAAGGCGGATATACTTCGTGTTCAGGAAGAACATATCGGTCGCCGTGACATAGTTGTCGTAGACGACAGGCGCACCCTTGAACAGAAGGTTCTGGAAACCACCATCGGCGGTCTTGGAATCCATGAACCGCTCTTGTGGCTGAAGAAGATCCTCGTAAGCCTCAAACAGAGTCTGAGAGGTGAGGATCACGTTCGGCTGGTCGTTTCCAACGGCAACGCTGTTGTAAGCGGTACGCATCGACGGAAGGTCAAGCGAACCAGCGTTGCTGTCCACGAACGAAGCCCACCAAGCATCCGAGTCAGCGTCAATGCCACCAACGACACCGTACTGATCCTTCACGAGAGCCTCAAGGCCAAGCCAGTCCTTGCCCGAGTTGCCAGTACCATCCGAGAGAATGAACATCTCATCGAACTTCTCAGTAATGGTTTCCTCAGCCTGGAACGTCTTAGCCTCAAGAAGATCAATGATCTGCTCTTCGCTGTTGTTCTGAGCCTCTTCGATACCAGAGATGGTGATCGACGCAGCGTACTGCTTCCACGAATACTCCGCAGAAGTAATACCAGTCTGCGGCGTAATCGAAATGGTGTCGTACGCAGAATATGAAGCAGCGGTGCTGTTCTGACCGTAAAGCAGCGGAAGAACAATCTTCGCGCCACCAGCGATGGTCCGAACCTGACCTGCCTGCTTCAGAAAGTAGACAAGGGGACGAGCCGAGAAGACGTTATCAATCAACTTCGGCATATGGTTTGCGAGAGTCGTTGAGAGAATCTCGTCGTAATTAGGGTTAGGCATTTGGTTTCCTTGAAACTAGAGTCGCTATTATGCGCCCAATGACTTTTTGGCTGCCAAGTACGCTTCCCGCAAAGAACCGAACCCTTCGCTTCCAGCAGGATCAACAGATCCATTTCTAGAAGCACCATTATGCACAGTTTGAGAAGCCTGACGCTTTGCAGCGATACGCTTCTGTTCCTCTGCCTTCTTAGCCTCAACTTCTGCAAGACGAGCCTGCAAAGTGTTAAAGTTCATGTCGGCATAGGCTGAACGAAGATTTGGGAATCCACCCTTAATTGCGTGAGCAAATAGAGCCGATTCATCAAATTCCCCGTACTGACTTCGCATGGAATTCAGTTCCGCTTCGATAGCGGCTTGGGTTGCGGCCTGTTCTTGCGCTGCGATCTTCTGCTCTAAAATGGCAATACGCTGTTCATCAGGATCAAGTTCCATAAAAGGATCTTCTTCCTGAAAATCTGCTCCCACCCCGAAAGCATCTCCAAGAGCCTTAAGGGTATTAGCGGGATCAGAACGTAATGCTTCAGTTATTGCTTCAGCATCGGCAAGTCGTTGCCGCATTTCGGCTAGTTCTTGAGTCTTCTTTGTGTAATCAGACTGTCGAAGATAACCGTTGCGTGCTTCATCTAGGGTGATCCGACTGCCTTCGACTTCAAACAAGAAGTCTTCAGGACTATCAGATTCCGAAACGAAATCACTAGAGTCGCTCAGACCTGTGTCGAACTGGGTGTTCTCATCCACATAATCTGTGGAATCGAATCCTTCGCTCAGGTCGGAAGAACCCTCAGCCACCGAGAAATCGGCGGTATCAATATCACTCATGTGTTCCTAGGAGTCCCATGACCATCACGGGTTATTCCCTATTAGAGATATTGAAAGTGTCCCAATATTAAAGATTCAAACCCATTTGGTTTTGAAGTTGACGTAGCAACTCAGGCGGAAGACCCTTTGGGGTCATGCCAGTCAAACCCGCTTCTTGCACCCCACCAGCCTGCTGCGCTGCAAGGAGGTCCTGCGGATTCATCTGTTCGCCATTCATCCCAGGCTCACCCTTAGGTGGCATCGCCATCATATCAGAAGACATTTCCTGCATAGGTGGCATGGCACCATCTTGAGGGGGCATACCAGAATCAGGTTGCATCCCCATTGGAGGAGCCTGCATCATAAATTTGCCTGGAGACTTAATACCAAAGCCAAACTGAAGCACATGCTTCGCAATTTGCTGAGGATCAATAACAGAACCGATAAGCGGAGCAAGACTGTTCATCAAAGCAACAGCCTGCTGACGACGGAACGTATCGTTCTGTGGCTGAGTGGAACCACCCTCAACCTGAAAGTCAAACTCGCCTTCAATGTCTTCAGATGAGAAATCAAACCAATACTGTTGGCCTTCAGCACCCACAATACGGGCAGCCTGATCGCCAGTCATATACTGCTGCGCCAACTGAACAACCTTGCGCGCAATATTGCCAATTGCAAGTTCAATCAAAGCCAACTTGTCAGCAGACCTGGCATTAGAAGCATCTTGGATCATCGCAGCCTCAGTAGCCGTGCGACGAACCTCAGGAGTCGCTCCACGAGCGTACTCATTAACGCCAGAAACCTTATCCATATCCGCTTCAATGATCTGGCTGTATTGGTACAGATCGCTGGACATTGGAGTGATCGGAACAGGGAGAATTACATCGCCCAAGGGCTGATTGTCGTCAATTACCTCAATGGCAATATTGTCTTCATTGGACTCAAGACCCTGACGACCTTCTGGGCCCAAAGCAGAAGCACGGTACAAATATTTGCGCCCATACTTCTTCCGATGATTCATCATCTGAGAACGAGTCTTGTTAAGTTCCTGTTGGGGAGCCTCAATCATCTCAAGATCACCAACAGGATAAAATTCATCAGGAATTTCATAGTTGGCAATAAATTCATAAGGATGCCCAAACTCGTAAGGCATTTCCTGTGGGTCAATCAGGAAATCATCACCACCTTCAGCAAAAACTGAGATAGTTTCACGCTGAAGATCGTAAAATTCCCAAACCGTAACGCGCTGAACATCAGAATCGACTTTGCGTTTCTGATCCTGAGTCAACCAATCAGAACTAAGAACAGAATCGGCCTTAAGGTCACGTCGGACACGACTGCTATAACGATTATCAGCCTTAACTTCCTCAATAGGGCGAATAATTCGTTGAGCAATCCACTTAGCATCATCCAAAGACGTAGCCTCAGGATCAACAAACATATCGAATGGAGAAACACGCTCCAAATACGGGCGATCCTCCAAAATCACCATCTTGGAAGATGGCACATTGGCTGCAATTTCCTCATCGGTAGGAACTTCATTAGCCATATCAGGATTTTCCATCGCAAACTGGTCAGCCTGAGAAACCATTTCCTCAAACTTGTCGCGACGTTCACCCTCAGCCAAATCCTCTTCAGCCTCAGCGAACTTGTAACCGACCTTGATCCAACCATGACCAACAGTCAAGAAATCTTTAGCAGCACGACGGAATGGAGTGCGGAAATTATAGTGTCTCCACCAATAATTGATAACCGCTTCAGTAATTACAGCCCGATCCTCATCCTTGGGGTTATTTGCCATAACCTCAATCTTGGGATGGTTAACCGTAATTGACGGGAAAATGACGTTAATGGTCGAAAATGCAATATTGATTGCAATTCGGTCCTCATCGTTTATTCCCTTCGGGAAATGCTTGCCTTTATACAGGTCAAGCATCCTCTCCCACGTCTTATCCAGCCCAGATTCCTCACGCCAACGCTTAGCGTGAGAAAGCCGATTGCGGTAACGCTTCAAAGATTCCGATTTAGTGATTCTCTTAGCCATCAAACCAACGTCGCTCTGCCCACATATTCGGGCTCATACCCATTAGCCTTGGCTCGGGTCATCGTATCATCAATGCGTTCCCGCAAAGTCGGGCCATTCCAATGCTCGTGATTGGGGAGAGCAATCCCAGCAATCCCATCTTCACGCCAATACCTCATCTTGCAGGCGAAACAAGGGTGTGGCTGAGCAATACACTCCACATAGGAGTGTTCAGACATTAAATCCCCTGAGCCCCACCAGGACGAGCAGCCTTCGGCTCTGCACCACCAGACGTGACGGTCTTCGTGGCTCCACCAGGACGAGCAGCCTTAGGAATATCAGCCGAAACCTTGACGGAAGCAAGCGACTGCGCTCCACCAGGACGTGATTCCATGTCCACAGCGGAACACTTGCCAAGGCGAGGCTTGGCGCCAGCACCAACAGAATTATAAGACGACTTAGCCTTCATTATCTCTCCAAAAATAGGACAGTCCTAAGAATAAGCGTAAACTGTCCCGTCAACGCCTAGAAGAATACGAACCAATCTGCCATTCCTTCTGCTTCTGATCTGACTCAGGCTTCAGATTCGCCCACCAATCCAAAGTCATATAAGTATCAGTCTGCTGCTTATACTCAGGAGCCCAAGCATAAGAAATCATCTGATTAGCAATAGCCAAAGACATAACGCGATCATCATGTGGGGAACCGCCCATAGCCCCACGTTCGTCCCTAACGTACGTTCGCAATTCCCCTAGAGTCCCAGCGCATTTCAAAGTAATATCTTGTTCTCTCAGGGCTCTGGCAAGTTCATCAATCATCAAAGGTTTAGTTGATTTATTGGTGTGCCAACCGTATTCGGTTGTTGGGGTATTTCCTTGTGTGGAGTTGACGCGACGGCGACGGAAAATGCGTTTGTAACCGCTTCTACGCAAACTGGTAATTGTTGTCAAACCATGATTATTGGACTCAACACCCACTAGGGCGGTGTTGTACCATGTCGCTAGTTTGAACAGTTCCTCACCAAACAGATCAGCAGGAATATGGCCGTGCCATTCAGCCACAACGTCGCCTGACTCTACATCGATTACATGAGCCGACGAGAAATCTCCCCAATCCAATCCTTCAGCAACGTCAGCACCAATCACATAAGCCCTATGAGGCTGTGGAAACGTCCAAACCATAACGGGATCAAGAGCATCTTTGCTGTGATTGGCAAGCCACTCAAAGTTGCGTAAAGAACCACGTTGAATCAAAGTCCCAACAACAGGTTCTTCTGGTATGACTTTCGTCACAAGATCATCAACGTCAAATACAGTTCTACCCGATTTAATAAATGCCTCTTCAGCGTTGCTGGGGTATTCCTGTGCAAGTTGCCAACTAGTCATTGACCGTTTCTTGGACTCATACCAATCCATATCACGATCTTCATTGGCAGACCACGGATAAAACATTGGAGAGAACTGATTGATTCTAGTCTCTGCTCCAACCCACATTTGGTGAAAGAAATTTCCTGAACCATTAGCGGTACTAAGACCAATAATGCGTCCACCAACATCGGCAACAGGTTCAATACTTGCCCACGCCTCTTCGGGATTCGGCAAGAACGCCCATTCGTCAACCACAATCAACGTGGCTGACTCACCGCGGGCAGGATCAGATGCTGAAGGCATCGACGTGATCTGAGAACCATTATCAAACACCATCTTCTGCTGATGCTCAACCTGTGACTGAGGACCACGTTCCAACATCCATTTTGGCAAATTCCTATAACCAAACTTAGTTTTCTTCAACAACAAAACTGCTTCCCGCTCAGTACGAGAAATATCAATAATGTTTTGATCTGAATGAAACCAAGCCAACCAAAACTGATGAGCAGCAACCAAAGTTGTCCACCCAATCTGACGTGCCTTTAGGGTCAAACTATAACGTGAACGTTCCCATTCTTTCAATGCTTCACGCTGAGCATGACGCAAAGAAAACAAAATGCGCCCATGAGCAGGAGACTGGATAAACCAGTAATTCTCCAAAAAATATGCTTCATCTTTAACGCAACGTCGCCATTCCAACTCGCGCTTCAAATCAAGAAGACGCTCACGACCTGACATTACGCCACCATTTCACCATATTCCAACCGTTAACCGACCACCACAAAGGGGGCATCATGGCCGCACCCCAGTTCTGTGACATTATAGAAAAAACAAACCAGGGGATGGAATGTAGCATAACCACACCCCACCCCCACCAGCGGTTTGTTCCAACAATATACTGGCCCCAAAGCCCAACAGCCTCAAAAACTAATAGCAAAAACCACCACGATTGCTCAGACAATCACTTCTTCTTCATTTTAAGACGTTTCGACATAGCAGCAGCCTTAGCCCGTGCATCAGCCTTAGAACGAGCCCCCCACGCATACAACGACAACAACAAACGTGTCGGCTCACCATTCGGCTTCCGCTCAGGCCCAGGCATATTACCCATACGGGCCAAGAAACTGGCCCGACGTGGGTTATCACCAGACTTCACAGGAGCCTTAAGAGTGCCACCAGTTTGCGCCTTGTAAGACGCACGACCCTTGGCGTTCAGTCCACCCTTCGGATTTTGACCCTCCTTGCGCTGCCAAGCAGCCGTCTTAGCCACCTCAACGCCCCTTACGTTTCGGGGCAGCCTTCTTCGCAACCTTCGGAGCAGCCTTCTTGGCCGTCTTCTTAGACGCCTGAGCCTGCTCAGACAACGCAATAGCAATCGCCTGCTTCCGAGACTTCACAACAGGCCCACCCTTACCAGAATGAAGCGAACCAGCCTTAAACTCGTGCATAACCTTCTGCACCTTAGCAGTCGACTTCTTAGCAGCCTTCTTAACCATTGAATTCCTCCGTAAGTTGACGCAACTCAGCCAGCAAATCATCATCCGACAAAGACTTCGTATCAGCATCCTCCGTACGAACAATCCGCTTAGGAGTAAACCGATCAATATACTGCAAATACAAATTCGCAGCCTTCACATCTCCATTAACCGCAGCCCGATGCAACGAATCCACAACCGACTGAACACGATCAACCGAAATGTTCTTCTCGCGAGCCCGACGCTCCCATTCCTCCTGAAACCGCTTATCACGCTTCCACCGCTTCGGAGTATCTGGGTGAACCCCATGCTCATCCGCCCACGCAGAACGAGTAGCAGGATCACGAGGATCAGACAACAACCAATCCAAAAACTTAGACTGCAACTCAGGCATCACCCAACCATTAGACTGATTATCCCAATTCCAGCCTTTACCGCCACCATTACTGCCCTTCCAAGCATCATCCATACAAACACAACAAAAGTGTCCCATCCTGGGACACGCGAGCAGCGTCGTTCCGCCGCTACTGGGCTGGTGACAGGCTGGTGCTGGTTCTTGTGGTTGACTGTCTGGCGTTCTACTACAGTTCAGCCACACAATGTTAAATATGTCACAAACAGCAAAAAACCTTTGTTTTTTGCGGGACAGTAACAGCATCTATATAGGTGAGTGAGCAACCACCTAGAGGTGGTGGTTGCGAACGAACACAGAACAGCATCCACAAAGCACCCGACTGTCCACTTGGCGGTCGGGTTTTTTAATGCCCAAACACAAGTGTGTCATCTGTCACAGCATATGTCAAACCCGTGCGTGACAAGCACAAACAACCAGCCACCCCCCAACAGGACACACGGTTCCAGATACCTCACGCATAGCCAACGGTTAAATATATATATACACACACGGGCAGGCCCCCCCCATCCCTCCTCCCCTGTCTCTGGGGGGGACTGTCGGGGCGGTGCTGTATCTATCTACAGACTGACCGAACGGGGCTAGGGCGGGGCCAGTCTGGCGACTGCGGGGGGGCAGGCGGGGCAAGGGTGAACCGTTAACGGTGGCCGCGTTCCCTTATGGGGCAAGGGTTCCCGCCTAGGGGCTCTGGGTCTGCTATTGTGGGGACTGTCGGCGGGACGGTCCCGTCGGCATCGCATTAACGACCCTAGGAGGGTAACGACATGGCTACAAAGGCTAGGACCATCACGAAGATGGGCTGTGAGGGTTACACCGTGGAAGGCGGGACGGTAGTTCCGTGGCGTTCGGGGCTCCGTCCCGAATTGCTCTCAGCGTGGGGGCTGACGAAGGCTCTACTCGGGGCTGAGGCTCTCCCGAAGGGTGCCCCTATTGCGTTCGACGTGGCGACGTTGGCGGGGCACCTTGCTCATGCTCACGGGGGCGACGTTCCCGCTGTTCCTGAGGAGGCTCCCGCTGTTCCTGAGGCTGAGGACAGCCCCGCTCCCGCTCCCGCTCCCGTTCCCGTTCCTGTCCCGTCATCGGCCACAGGGTCGACGGGTGGGGCGTTGACTGACGCTCTCGCGGAATTCGTGGCGACCGTGAACGCTGCGAGCGTCGACGAGACGAAGG